CCTTCAGGTGCTGACGTATCCCAATCAACAATGGTAATGAGCATCCGGCGCTCAGCAAGCTCCTCAACACTGTACTGCTTCACTGCTCCACCGATCTCTGGCGGGGCACTCTTAACAACCTCAGCAACTGCCTCACACACCTGCACCTCCGGCGAATTCGTGACACCAACACCACCAGATTGCTTCACAACACGACCACCAAGCAACGTGCGTGTCTTCTTACCCTCCGTGAAAGCGAAACTAGGCAGGCGAACAAGGTTGAAAAGACGGGGATTATCGTCCGCTGAAACCAGCATCACACCATTAGGATCAGTTCCCCGCTTAGCCTGGAAGAAAGTGATTGCATTACAACCATAACGCTGATCAGAAAGGTCCGAATCCCTCAACGGAACCTTCAACATCTCATACTCCGTAAGAGTAGGACTTTGCACACCTGTCCAACCAGTATCACCTGACCCCGCATAAACCAACGGTAACATCCCATGCTGTGTACCATCATCAATCCACTCGCTAGCAGGGTTGAAAATGTCCACGGGTCCAGCGTCGTTGGACCATTGATTGGAGGCATAAACAAAATTACTACATATCTGATCAGTCATGAACCGGAAACCCATGTGCCAATGAGCAAAACACCCAGCCCACAAAGACATAGGAGTTTCAACAATACCTCCACCAAGACCAAGGTACATGAGAACTCCAGCATGCTGTATAGTGGTATTATACGTTGTTGTGAAAAAATACCACCTCTTAAGCATCGATGAGATATGTGTACTACTATCAGTGTCAACACCCTGCACAACACGCGGCCTCTCCATCACAGCCCCAGGCACCATCATCGTTGTTGGCTCCGCTCTGCAGGCGGGTGCAACATCAAAACCTTGCGACTGCTTCACAACCTCACCACTCATCAAATAACGCGCGAACCGCACCATATCACGCGTAAACACCAAGGGTCGTGGAGCAAGTGTATCAGACGAGTAGTAATCATAAAACTCACCAAACCCAAGTTCACGAGCACTAAACATTCCAATACACTCCTCAAAAATCGGCAACCTCATCGTCACCAAACCAGCAATATGCGCAGACTCAAGCAGTCGTTTCCTAAGGTCACCAAACACAACCGG